TTGAGGACAAAGTAGCCAAGCACATACAATGGGGTAAAAAAACAGCGATTTGTTCCATGTGTATTGAAATTGAGGGGGCATTATGTGAGGAATGAATTAGACGATTTTATTTTCTTTAAAATCAAACCTATGTTTATAGGCCAAGACCTAACAGGCTATTTTATAAACAAAGAAGATTTTCGAACCTTGTTAAAATTATTAAATAAGGGAGCGGAAAATTGAAAACGTTGTCATGACAGTATTTTGACAGGAATTGTACCATATAAAACATACAAAACTTGGAAATAATAAAGAATAGGCGAGATACGTTATAGTTATGCCCTTTCTATAATGGTTTTTTCCCATTCCTTTGCTTGTATATCTGTTTTTCCTTTGAAAGCAACCGTTATAGGTTGTTTTTATTTTGATCAAAGGAGTGATACACAATGACAACGACTAAAAAACGAGGACGACCCAATAAATTAACACAAGAGTTGCAAACAAAACTATGTGAATATATAGCCGAGGGCCAATATATTACAACGGCGTGTAAATTGGTGGGCGTAGATTATGCGACCATGAGGCGTTGGATATTACAAGGCGAGCAAGACATGGGCGGCAAGTTTTACGAGTTTCAAGAAGCAATTTCGCAAGCCGAGGCCGAGGCCGAAAGCGAACGGGTTAAACTGATTTTACAGGCGGGAAAATATGACGATTGGAAAGCCAACGCATGGTATTTAGAAAGAAAATACCCCGAGCGATGGGGCCGAAAAGAACGCATTGACGCCCACGTAACGAGTGAGCACACCGAGCGGAAAGAGCACTTTATAGAGCACCAAATAGAGAGCGACCCGCAAACAATGGAGTTAGTACGGCAATTGTGGCGGCGACAAAAAGCATTGGGAGAAGTTGACCAATGATTTATATAGATGAGCAAGAAATTTATTTTAAAAAAGCGGCCAAAGCCAATTATAGTTTTTATTGTGAAGTGGTGCATGATGGGAAATATATACCCGCCAAGCACCATTTTTTGTTATGTAATGCCTTAGAACGAATTACCAACGGGACCTTAAAAAAGTTAATGGTCTTTTTGCCGCCTAGACATGGAAAGAGCCAAACCATAACAGAAACCTATCCTAGTTATTATTTAGGCCGTTACCCTAATAAAAAAGTCATGTGTATTTCATATGGCGATAGTTTGGCCAAAGAGTTTGGACGAAAGAACCGCCAAAAAGTCAAAGAGTATGGCAAAGAAATTTTTAATATTGAGTTGGACCCGACAAATAAAAGCATGAGCGATTTTACTATAAAGGATCATACGGGCGGGGCTTATTTTGCGGGAATTTTGGGAGGCGTCACAGGAAGAGGAGCCAACATTTTAATTATTGACGATCCCATAAAAACCCGCCAAGAGGCCGAAAGTGAAACCTATAGAAATAGAGTATGGGAAGAATACCAAAGCAGTTTAAGCACCCGTTTAATGCCAAATGGGGCGACCATTATCGTTTTAACCCGTTGGCATTTTGATGACTTAGCGGGCCGTTTATTAGAACTAGAGGCCGACCAATGGGAGGTTATTTCATTGCCCGCCTTGGCCGAGGAAAACGACCCCATAGGACGAGAAGAGGGCCAAACATTATGGCCCCAATTTGGTTTTGATGAGGAATGGGCAAAAAATAAAATAAGAGAAGTTGGCGGCAAAACATGGGCGTCTTTATATCAACAAAGACCAAGCCCCGAAAGCGGCGACATTTTTAAACGAGAATGGATCAAATTTTATAAGGTATTACCGCAATTTGATGAAATGGCCATAAGCGTTGACGCCTCATTTAAAGATAAAAAAGGATCAGATTTTTGTGTTATGCAAACATGGGGCAAAAAAGGGGCCAACGTTTACTTAGTGGATCAAATACGGGACCGCATGGCATTTCCCGCCACCGTTGCCGCTATTCGTAGCATGGCCGCCAAATGGCCCAAGGCCCACGCCAAGTTAGTAGAGGACAAAGCAAACGGGACCGCCGTAATAGATTTTTTAAAAAATGAAATTAGTGGAATGATACCCGTTGAACCCATGGGAGGAAAAGAAGTACGAGCGGCGGCCATTTCCCCACAATGGGAAAGTGGCAATGTGTATTTGCCGCACCCAAGTATATGCCCATGGATAAATGATTTTATAGAAGAGTTAATTCAGTTTCCCAACGCTAAAAACGACGATCAAGTGGATTGCATGACGCAAATGTTAGCCCGTTGGCAGACCGCTTTAAATTTCTTTATAGGGAGGGCATAACGATGAGAATTTTAGAGCAAGAAGTATTATTTAATTTTGCACAAGAGGCGTTTCACAATATGGAAAACGCAAAGGCCGCCTTTATTAAAAACCCGCCGAACATTTGGACGAGTACGATTTTAATGTTTGGAATATTAGCCCTCATTATTTACGGATATAACAGGACTAAAAGGCCATGAAAGATTGGCTTTTTCACCAAGTTTATGATTTTAATGTGATCATTTTTATTAGCATTATGATTTTTAACGTAGCCTTAAGTAAAAATAACACCCAAAAAATGTTACAAAATCAGAGCAAAGAACTTTATTTAGAAATTGAAGAGGTAAAGGACGAAATAAGGACGTTAAGAAAATGAGCGAAAATATTATATTAACGATTATTGAGTTTGGGGCAAGTATTTTAGTGGAGGGCGTTATTTTGTCCATGCTTTTTAGTTGGATTGAAAATAGAAGTGCACAAAAACAAGAACAACATATAACCGATGAAATGAACAACATAGAAAAGCAAAATAAATTTGATTTTGAGCAATTACAAACCGAAATAAGAACCGCAAAACTAGACATACTAAACCAAATAAAAGAGAGTGCCGAGAATAGTGGAAAGGACGCCAACCCACAATGAATAGGGAGGCGTCTTTTTGCCGTCGAAAAAAAATAAAAAGGAGGCCCGCAAATGAGGTTTTTTCCTTTCAAAAAAAAATCTATGCGATTAAGTCAATTGTTGCCGACTTGGAAAACCAATCAAGACGCAAAATTTAATGATTGGAGCACCGAGCAAGCAATAAGAATGGGCTTAAAGAGTAGCACCTATGTTTATGCTTGTACTCAATTAATAGCCCGTAGCGTTGCGAGCGTGCCATGGGGCACCTATAAACAAAAAAGCAATGGGGAATGGGTAGAGGTTAAAAACCACCCTTTGACCGCTCTAATCGAAAGACCCACACCTTTTCACAACCGCAAAGATTTAATGGAGGGCATGACGCAACATTTATACTTAGGTGGAAACGCAATTTTTACAAAAGTACGAGCGGGCGGGACCATAGCCGAGTTATGGCAATTGCCCCCCGACGCTATAAAAGTAATTCCAAGCAAAATAGATTTTATTGATCATTATTTTTATGAATTGGATGGAGTGCGGCAACGGTTTGAACAACGGGACATTATACACAATAAATTTAATGACCCCGCAAACCCTTATTGGGGATTGGCCCCATTATTAGCGGGAGCCCGCACCGTTGATACCGATGTAGAGGCCGTTAGATTCCAAAAAGTCAGTTTACAAAACAGGGCCATTAGTGATGGGATTTTTACCTTTGAAAATCATTTAACCAAAGACCAATGGGAGGAAGCCCGTTTAATGGTGCGGGAACAACACCAAGGAATTGAAAACGCCCGCACGCCTTGGATCTTAGGAGCGGGGGCCAAGTGGCAACAAATGAGCATGTCACCCGTTGAGTTAGATTTTTTAAATTCCCGCAAATTTACAAGGGATGAAATTTGTTCTGTTTTTAACGTGCCGCCTCCTATGATTGGGATTTTAGAAAACAGCACGTACAACAATATCGAAACGGCAAGAAAAATATTTTGGCAAGATTGCATTATCCCGTTATTAGAAGACATTAAAAATTGTTTTAATTTATCTTTAACGCCGGAATTTGGCCAAGGCATTGAATTGAGTTTTGACCTTTCAAACGTCGAAGCCTTACAAACGAGTAACACCGAAAAAATGACAACGGCCTCAACTCTTTTTTCAATGGGCGTGCCTTTCAATCAGATTAACCAACGTTTGGAATTGGGTTTTGATCCGATAGAGGGAGGCGATACCGGATATTTAGCCGCTAATTTAATGCCCTCGAATATTTTGGAGCAAGGACCACCCGAGCCCGAGCCGACCAACCAACCGCCAAAAGACGAGGAGCCACCAAAGGACGACGAAAAAGACCCGCCCAAGGGCAAAGATGGGACAGGACCCGAAAATATAAAAGCAAGCGGTTACATGAAGAGTGACGAGGAAAAGGAATTTCATTATCAAGTATTAGACCGAAAACGGGCAAGTTGGATCATTAACATGCAAAGAAAAGCCGCTAAGTTATTTGATAGTGAGGGCGAGGAATTAATAAAAACCCTTCAGAGCGGCGGCGATTGGAAAAAAGCATTAGACAAACACCAAGAAAATTGGA